CAATAGCACTGGGCCATTGGATGTTGGTGGAGCCTGCACCTACGTCAATGTCGCAAACGATGGTGCCGCCAGAAGTGACGAGTCGCACCCAAGTCGGTGTTCCGGCAACGTGCGAGCCGTTCGACTGCGTAAACCCGCCGAACGTGAGCACGCCACCAGTGACGCCGCCAGCCGTGCCGCCGTTGGCAGCGGTTACATCGGTGCCGAACGTGAGCGATGCCATCAGGGTCTGCGATGTCACAGCGCCTTGTGCTGCAGGCTTGGTGCCATTATAAGCGCGAAGGATTGCACCGCTACCCAATTGAGTGACGAGGGCTGACAAGCGGGCGTTGCGTGCTGCTACGGAGAATGAGGTTGCCATTGTATTTCCTTAATATTACAGCGCAAAAATGCCAAGAGCATTCCACGCAATGTTAATGTCACCACCGTTAGGTATCACTGGTAGATTGGTGACGTCAGTGTCGATGTATGCAATTAGTCGTGACGTAGATGCAACACCTGTGTCGATGTAGAAGACAAGCGCTTCAACGGTGGGTCCAGTGACGTTTGTGAAGAACAAGTTGTCACCATCGAATACACCATTGACAAACGTCTTAGATGTAATTGCAAGCGGAGTGCCTACAACACCTGAAACGCTTGAGAAGAATTCGTGAGAGGCTGAATAGGAATACGAAGCCGTATCCACCAGCGCACATTTAACAACACCCGCCACCATATCCGAATTAGAAGGTCGCGTATACAGCGCCTCTTTGTATTTGGGATAGATTGCGTTAGACATGTTATGTTTGTAATTGAAAAAGGGACGCTACCATTACAGCAGCGTCCCCGTTATACACAATTAGCTATTAAGCTAGCGTGTCTCGATCAGCGCCACCGGGGGCACGATTCTGGTCAGCGACGTCAACAATGACAGCGAAGACGCGACCAGTGATGACACCGGGCGAACCTGTGATGGTGGTGGTGACGTCAATCGTATCAGCAGCAGGAACAACACCACCAGTGAAGCCAGCACGAATGGTGCCAGCAGCGACGTTGTTAATGTTCAGAGCCGATGCGAACGTGGTCGTACCGTCAGTGATGTTCAGCGTGTACGTGGTAACGCTTGGCACTGCGACAGACGGTTCAAAACCTACAGCGAGCACCATCGTGCCAGCGGGGACATAGATGCCTTGCACCGTAGTGCTGGTGGCAGGCAGACTGACGTCTTTTTCTACGACGATCACTTTCGGGAACGGCGTTGGGGTTTGTTTAGACATTATGATTTCCTTTGGAATCTAGAAGAAGGAGGCGATGAAGCCTCCCTCATTCACATTAGGCGACGTTGTACTTGCAGGTCACAAGCGCTTCTGGGCGCAAGATTTTCCTGGCATAGAGATGCATACCGCGACAGATATCAGCGAAACTTTCCGGGTCACGGTAGGTTTCAGTCTTGTTAATCTGTTCAGCCGAAGCAACAGCGCAATCATGACCGGCAACGATGACACCGAAGTTGGCGTTCTGGTTAGCAACACCAGCAGTGCCGGGACCAGTACCAACGCGTGGCAGGTTGTTCGATGCGTAGATGCGGAAACCGTGGAGGTTATTCAGCACCAAACCATTTTGCAAACCGCTACCACCGAAGTCAGCATTCAACAGGCGGCTATCTTCGTCCTTCAACATTTCGATGAAGATCGGGTCAAGCACCAACCAACGACCGTCAGTGTCCACGTTCTGCGAATCCAGCAAACGACCCATACGAGCGATGATTTGCAGAGGCGAAGTGCGATCAGTCGGGAACGTGGTAGCGCCGGGGAAACGTGGCGTAACAGGAATCGAGTGATCACCAGCGGATGCCGTGGTAATGTTGGCGAAGCTGCCCTTGATGAGTTTCATCGAAGTGAGCAGTTCGTCAGTGCCAGCGGTGGGGACGGCGCGAGTGCCGTTAACAGTGGTGTTAACAGCGTTAGCAGGGTCACCGATAGCGCTCTGACGATAGCCCGACAGATAGCCCAACACTTCAGCGTCGAATTGATCTTTCAGACGATAGCCAGCACGATCAGTTGCCATAGCCATCCAGTTAACGTGACTGTGAGCAGCCTCAATGTCGTCCTGCTTGAAGGCGAAGTAATTAGCTTGGTCAACCACCATCGTGAAATCGCCATCGTCGAGGTCTTGAGCCTGAACTTGTGCGCCACGAGCGTAGCTGCGAACGGTCACTTCCGGTTCACGGATGATCTTGACCGAATCACCGAACGAGCTAATTTCGCCCATGTACAATATGTTATGAACACACCTTTTACAGTGTTTCCTGTAGGTCTTTCTTCCCTACAGATCGGACTATATCTTCATCCACATAAAAATTGGGATGTCTAGCACTCTTGCGAATTACGAAGTTTACAGCAGGCATTATCTTATACATCATGCAAGGCACAAGGTACTGCTGAATAACATGAACTAGATTTAGTGTGGCCTGAGTGCCACCACCAATGTCCCATCTACCTTTCGATTGAAACTTCTTAGCTTCGATTCCAAACTGACTAAGCCAGCGTAATAAAGCATCCGCTTCGTCTTGGTCATCGAACTGCGTAGTAATACGAAAATAGAGAGATGTAATTTCACCAGCTTTGTTTTTGTTAAAAATCATGGAACCATCGTCCATGAAAAGCAAAGCCAGTGTATGGTCATCGCACCACTCTAGAAGTTCTTTTGTCACTTTCTTCTTCTTATTTTCGTAAATCCACTTGTGTAGAAGTCGAAAATAAGGATTTGTTTTTTCAGCGACAAATCCTGGATACGTCTTACCTGTTGCTTTGAGAGTGTAGAACTTTTCTCTCACTGTTGGTTTTTTACCACCAAAAATGCGGTGAAGCATTTCAACCTTGTGTTCCAAGTATTCCTTCTGAGCAGGACAGTGTCCTAGTCGAATGTCAGCTTGTTCGTAACGATACTTACCGTCCTTAAAGCGAACTCGATTCTGGATGTGACCATCTCCGAGAACTAAGCCAATCAATATGGCTCGATCTTTAGCATTCATGTTTAGTCTCCTTTGCAATAAGCTGGCGACATTCTACTTCAATAATCCGTAGTCTCTGAACCTTCCTCTATTGAGGCTTGGCTGCTGATTCCCATCGCAGGGTTCCAGCAATTCACTAGATTTTCATTCAAGCATTGCTGCTTGACGCGACTACACGTTAATCGGTGTTAGTGATGGCTTGAGCCACCGAAGATTTGCGAAAGGCGAGTTGGACCTTCTTGGAATAGATGACTGGTGAAAAGTTCCCATTTCCGAGGTTACTATAGCCTGGTACAGATTGAAAAGCCATTTTGATTTCCTTTAATTAACGGCTAAATCGCTCATACGTCAACGTAGGGCTGGTATCACCCAGGTGGATTGTTGTAAGTGCTCTAGAATACACTGACAGCAATCGGCTAGATTCACAGGTCTTCTATGAGACTGTTATTCTGCGATACAAGAGAATGCGTTAGGACGCAGCTAACATCCTTCATTGCATTCTTTTACGCATGTTGTACACATGCAACGTAACTTTTGTCAATATATTTATGCAGATACATCAAACTTCACAGCTTCACAGCGTTAAGTTGACGTAAACGTCTAGACAGAGCAGTCTAGAATGAGAACGGCCACGTACCCGCAACCCGACGCTTCACAGCGCTTAATTCTCAGAATTACGACTTAGCGAGCGTTTCCGCTAATATCGTAAATAAATTTGCCAGAACGCATAGCAATCATGATCTTTTCTTCATTTGCTTCGTATTCCTTATCGGACATGCGCTTGACGTCACTCTCACGAAGCGTGTCATTGTCAGTTGCCGTAGGTTGACTACGACCACTACGAGTGTTGACACTCTTTGCAGCCTCACGAGAATTGTCTACGTTCTTCTTATTCGTCTTCCCCATATCAGCTTTGTACAAGTCAATTGCACGCGCAGCAGCACGAGCATCATTGTCATTGTGGTATAGAGCATCTTGAATCCACTTAGGTTGATCTTCAACCCAATCATGGAATTCATCGCTCTCCTTGATCGTCTCAAAGTCGGGATGGAGACGCATCAGTTCCACTTCAGCCTTCTCCGCACGATTGGATGCTTCCATCTCATCCACTTTGCGGAAGCGGCTTTCTAGCGATGCAGCTTGCTCCCGAGCCTTCTTGATCGCAATGGTTTCTACAATCTTGGCGACATCAGGATAGTTCTGGCACCACTCATCCACTTCTTCTTCAGACTTCGGCAGCTTGATTTCCTGCTTAGTCATCGTATCCAATTGGGTACGAAGCTCGTTAATCTGATTCTGAAGCTCAGTTTCCTTCTTCTGAGAATGACGACGCAAATCACCATAACGCTTCTTGAACGTCGATTCCTCTTTACTAGCAGGTTCGTCGTCGAGTTCGTCTTTGGGTTCTTTGCTTTCCAACTGAGCCAATTCTTCTTCGTTGGCTTTAATTCGGTCGGCCTTGGTGTCACGCTTCATCATGAATGGTGCCACTTTTACTTGATCAGGTACTGCAAACATTTCATTCCTTTGTTGGGGCTATCTGTAGCCGCTAATAGCGGGGAAATAGGTAGCCTGTATTACAC